GGTACGCCGCTTGTGGATTCTTCTGCCGCACTTGATATTATTTCAGTTTTATTTTGATTCGCTCCTAATATTAAAGCTGAAGGATTATCTGTCCCATCTCTTTCAATGGCTATATGTGTGTTATTAGTATTTTTTGAAACATGAAGCTGTCTTTGGGGACTGCTAGTGCCAATACCAACATTCTGACTGCTATCAATCGTAATGGCTGTAGAGGCGGCGTTATCATCAATACCTGTAGAGGTGAAAGTAGTAAACGAACCAGCCGCAGCAGTACTTCCACCGATGACTGTGCCGTCTATTGTTCCTGAGTTTATGTCGATCCCAGTAACAGCCGTTGTACCATCCAGCAAGTCGTCGATGGTGTCGAAGTTAGTGTTTAGCTTGGTTCCCCACGTATCCTCGGAAGCACCTACTTCGGGCTTAGTCAGGCTGTATGTGGTAGTCGTAGTGTCAGCCATTTAAGCGGCCTCCCATATCTCGTCGGTGATAGTTTGATCAGACCAGTTAGCGTCGCTGCCTTCTTGGTCAGTCCACGTCTCTGCATCAATTGGTTGATCAATCCAGAGAATTATTCCTGCGCCCGTCAATACCGAGCTGGCCGCTATATCACTGCTACCTGCAAAAGTAACAGCGCCCGCCGGCGATACACTTGCCGACGCATTGATCGATAGCGCGCCCCTAACAGCGTTTACAGCGTTCGCCGTGATTATAACACTTGAAGCAATTTCTGACGCTACATTCCGCGTTCTTACTGCGCTCGTGCTTTGTGCGGTCGTACTAGCAATGGCAGATGCGCCACTGAACGTGCGTGCGCCTGTTGCAGATGTGGTCGTAGAGGCCGCTATAGCGCTGTCTACTTGACGTATGACGCCTGCGGTTGCGGTAGTGCTGGATGTTGCCAAAATCGCTGCAGAGGCGTCTTTAACGCGTACACAGCTAACAGCTACGGAGGAATTAGCTGGCCCTAAGCTAGCGGCATTCTCTAAGTCCGCTGTGGAATAAGCGGCATAGCCGTATCTCCACTGACCGTAAAGCATTAGTCTAGCGTGATGTCTAGGTCACCAGCAGGCACACGGAACACGTCGCCAGTCTCTACAGCTTTAGACGCTGATAACGTGCCATAGGCCATTAGATTGCCGCTTGTAAGGGCATCGAATACACCTACGTGCGTAATGGTTCCCCAATTGTTGCCGGCAGTGGCAAACTCGACAGCCGCGCTGTTAGTCGCCTCATTGCCTGACACAGTGAACGCCACAGTCTCACGTGCGTAGCTAGTACCAGTGCATTCTGTGCCGCCGCCGGTTTCGCCGGGAGCCGCCGTGAATAAAGCAAGGTAGTGAGTGCCTGGAGCTGTATAAGCGTTACCGCCAAATACATGGTCTAGGATTTCGGTTTCGAGATAGTTAGTAAAGCTCATGCAAGCCCCCTGTTACGCATTACAAGGCCGCTACCCGAATAGACTGCCTCGTCTGATGATTGATTAAGTCGCTGCAGCGCAGCACCAAATAGTTGCGCCCATATAGCCGTGCGCTGATCCTCCGATAGATATGGTGCGGAGTGTACCAGTGAGCCATATAAGTATGCGTCTGGCGCTTCAGTAAGCAGCCAGTTAGTCGTATTAGAGTCAGATAACGCCGGCACTCGCTGATAGTACAGTAGCTCTACGCCGTAGCTGTCATCTGGGCTAGGGAAGAACTCAAACTGGTTCTCAGAGTGCCTGTAGTATCTTGGGATACCTGTCAGGTCTAAGTAGTTAGCGCGCTTATCGACCATAGCCTGTGAGCTGAGCAGATCGAGGGGCCGTGTATTCGCAGTCGTAATGTTGATGCGGATAGTCTCAAGCCAGTCGCTAGGCTTGGTCATATACTGACTGTCGATAGTCCCTGTCGCCCGGTTCTCCATCTGGTAATGACGCAGATCACGCGCGAACTGAGCCTCAGCCAGTGAGATAAACGTAGGTATAACCGCCGTCAGGTCATCACGGTTGAGGAAGTCAGCTATGGAGCTTTTCAGCTCTGAGTAGTTAGTAAGTGCCATTACTTCTTCTTCTTGGCTGTCTTAGCAGCTTTTTTAAACTGCTTAGCCGTAGGCGCACCCTTCTCACCTGGCTTTCGCATTTTCTCGCCAGAGCCTGCCTTGATGCGCTTACGCTTCGCATGAATATTTGCGTAGAGACCTCGCTTACTTGGCATAAGGCTTCCCTCGCTTTTTACCCTTTTTTCTCTTTCCTGAGCATCCTGGCATTACTTCCAACCCTCCCGCGCCTTGCGCTTTGCTTTCTGCGTTAAGTCGCCGTAGTGAAATAGCGGCTTACTAGATTTGGTGTGCGTCTTACCAGAGTGTAATGAGCCATCAGCCATCTTGTGCAAGCCACCCTTATGCTCTTTGCCATCCTTTAAGTAATGCTTGACGCCCATGCCCATTACTTACTCCTTGACTTAGTGCCTGAACACTTCCATCGCTTACGAGACAACCGAAGCGGTGAGTTAGGATTGGCAGCCGCTTTCGGATGCTTCTTCATCTGACCAGCAGATCGCGCGCAATACGAGTCACCCTTGCTTGTCCCTGGCTTTACCTTAGCGCCTTTCTGTCCATACGAGACCTTTCTGCCTGACGCTGTAGTCTTTACCCTTGCCTTACCTTTACGTGGTGTAGCCATATTATATCACCGTTTACAACAAGAACTCAGTTGCTGCCGTTGGATTATATAAACCGCGCTTCGCTTGAGTACTAAACTTGAGTAAGCCTTCGACCATATCTTCGACGATTCCTGTATATGCCGGGCTATATCCTCCCAACAATCCTTTTCGCTCTTGAGGGTCTTTTGCTCTCTTGATTGGCAGTATATCGCCGTAATTGAACTCGTCAGTGTCTTTCTCTGGCAGTTGTGCAAGCAAGCCCTCGGCCTCCTGCCCCGCCGCTACCGCTGCCGCTGTAACTATTGGATTGGCGTTAATGTTAACACCACGGGCTTCTAGCCCACGCAATATGTCTTCCGTAATGCGGCCTGTGTATGGCTTCATCGTTAACGCGCGAATTTCTCTAGCCGTAGGTCTTTGCGGATCTTGTACTGGTTTCTGTTTCTTTCCATACCTAGCATCTGGCAGTAGCTCAAATATGCTTACTTCTTGATCGGTACGGCCTAGCCCTTGACCAGGAACCCCAGCAGGATATGAGGGGTGGCCGCTCTCAGTCACGATATCTCTGCCAGTAAAGATCTCGCCAATGTTTTGTATGCGAGCGTCTAAAGCATCAGCCTGACCAGGTTCCGTTACCGCAAGCCTTGCCTGACCGATACTCAATCCGCCCTTATTGCGGAAATTAACGTCGATCATGTTCATAAGCTCTTTGCGTAATGAGTCTGGTGCGTTACGGAATGCATCAACCGACCTAGGATCATCGACACCTTTCCAGTCTTTAATTTTTAAGCCATCGCCCACTCTTTTGCCATCCACCATTGAGCCTTTACTAACAAAGCCTCTCACGGCCTTGTCTAACTCTTTTTTCTGCGCCTTACTCATGTTAGTTGAAGCATAACTAAGCATTGTCTCGCCGGTCATGGTGGCAAAATCACCGCCTGTAGGAGCCATACGGAACGGCATATAAAGAGGGTTTTCTCCTGCCTCTGCAGCTTTATTCATGATTTGAGTAACAACACCCGGAGCTGATGCCCATGTCATGCCGGGGTTCTCGAACATAAAGCCCTGTCCGCCTTGCAAGTTGATCGGACGGTCTAACGCCACGTCATTAATGCCGGTCAACAATCCACCTGCCTGCGTTCGATCTGACATCGTGGTAACAAACGGACGCCCCTCTAAGTCGGCCAATGCTATTCGTGGTGCATTCTGAGTGCCACGCTCTTCTATCATGTACGTGGTATCTCGTAGTTTTTCTTGCTCTTTAGCACGCTTATCGAAGCGCGGATCAAACTCACGACCAAACGCCTTAATTACCCCCGCCTCTGCCTCTTCTGGAGCCATAGCTGCGGCGGCCAGTAGTCCAGCACCCGCAACCGGAATAGCACGATCACCAAGGATATTAGAGCCTGTGTACTCAGGGTCGAATGCGGCAAATAGGGAGCGGACGCGTGTAGGGTCAGAAGTAACGATGGTGTCTGCGCTAAACTGATCTAGCGCCTGTTGATATCCCTCATCACCTGCCTTTAAGCCTGTCATCGCTTCAAATGCTGGGTCAAAAGCCTTATAGTTAGGACCAATATCTTGGACGTCTCTGACAATCAAACCGGGCGATCCGAATCTGCGCGCTGTCCTTGCTAACTCATCAGTATCGAAGTTACGCACTACGTCTAAATCGAAAACATCTCTTTCAGCGCCAAGCAATCCTCTATAGCCTGGCAGGTCGCCGAACGTTGCTTTTCGTTCGCCAGCTAAAAAGTAATCTGGATTTACGATGCGATTCCACTCATTACCGCCTGCATTGACGACATCAAAGCCACGCGTGTTGACAGCAAGAGGCATAATATTACCGGCGCGATCTGCATAACTAGCCGCATTCACAGGCGAGCTGGACATAAAAAAACCAGTGTTGGCAGTCTTGCCTCGAGTGATTCTGTTGGGATCTACTGCGCGAATATCATCGCCACCGCCATGAAAGGCAGTAGTGGGAAACATATCTTGTTGACGCTCTATTATGGCATCAGTCCGCATATCAAGCGTACCGTCCACGATGCGCTCGGCAACCTCATCGGGATACCCGGTAGCGATTAGTTCATCAAGAATGCCACGTAAGCGAGAGCCGATTGCCATAGAGCCTCCAGTGTAGAAAGCCGATTATATCAGACAATACCCTGTAAGTTCCTGCGTATTGGCTCGCCCCAATCTGAGGTCTTACGATAACCAATAGCCAAATATCTGAATGCGTCTGCGCAGTGTGATGTCCAGTCATGCAAAGGCCGTTCATTCCACACCATCATGGTCTCGTTATACTGCCGGCGATACTGCCGCAGGCAATCGATGCCCTTCTCGCACTTATCCTTATCGAAGTAGCATAGGTCAAGCATCGACCTGACCGCCTGGATGCCATCGTCTACGTTAAGCTGAGGAGCGATCTCTACGGGCTTCACACCGAGGTTGTCTAACACCTCAAGCCTTGACCTGCCGCTGCCTAGCTCTCTTACCCTGACATCGTGAGGTAAGACGTGCTGCTCATAGACGTAGCCCTTCTCTTGCAGGATACGCGCGTAATGATCCAAGCCTACGCCGGCGTTTTCGTAGTAATCAATTAGCCTTACCTCTGGCCCGACAAATTGAGCAAACCAGATAGACGTGCTATCGCCTACCCCTAAGTCCCATGCCGTCACCACACCGACAGAGCGTTCGTATGGCACACGATCTATCCTGTTCTCGTGCAAGGCATTAGCCATCTCTTGAGTGTAGTACGCGCCCTCTGAGAAGATTCTGAAGTCACCTTCCCATATGTGATCGTAGACATCCGGTCGCTTCTTGAGGTCTTGCTGGCGCTCTTGTTCCAATACTTCTGGGAACCACGGATTATCTCGCCAGTTCATCTCAACGATCTTGCATTGGTCTGGCTCTGCTACCCGGAAGCGCTGATGAGTAGCGGAGTGCTTGTTCTCAGGGTTCCACGTTACCCATATCTCAGACTCATCTTCCCGGACGGTAGGTATAAGTTTCTGCCATGCTGTCTCAGTAACCGTCTCTGCCTCGTCTACCCAGCACAGCAAGATGCGAGCCTTTGACTTGATGCTATCGAGGTTCCTTCTCAGGCCGGCGAACACGTAGGTAATGCGTCCATCCTTACTGCGTATGTATCTCTCACCGATCTCGTAGTAATCAGCCAGGCAGTCAACTGAGCGTATAGCAGACTTGACCTCTTCCATAGAGGATTCATCGAGGGAGTTGAGGTGTTCTCGTGCGCAGAGTATCTGCCCCTGCTTACCAGCGACGCCCCAGCGCATACCCCATACAGCAGTCATTAGTGCGAATGAGCGCGTCTTAGCACTACCCCGCCCGCCATACGAGCAACGGTATCTAGCCTCCCCTGTGAATAGGTTGGCTAGCTTAGGCGGTAGTTCAATCGAGACCTTTTGCGACAAGTTCAATCACCATTGGTGGAGTCATGGAGCCATCGCTACTAGTGAGATCTGCGTCTACTTGCTTGAGGTCTGGTAGCGTCTTAGCGAGCATCTTGAGTCGTAGTTCAGCTTGCGTTTTCTTCTGCTGAATCTTAGCTTGGAAATGCTCGTCTTCTTTAGGGTCTAGTTCGCCAATTTGATCAATCAAATCAAATATATACTCGGCCTTACCCCTAATGCTTAATGCGCGTCTGTTCTCTTCATCTTTAACAGCGCGAACCTTCTGCCGTCTTGTAGCTGCCACCGTATCATTCCTCGTCTGGGTGCGGTATTGAGTCGGCCCAGTACAGCCCCATGCTGTGTCCTGCTCGTATCTCACCGTCCATAATGTCAGAAGCAGTCAAAGGCCACGACTCGACGGTCATATCGTCGAATGCGACCAGCACTGTTTTCTCGTCGGTTGGCATATTACCGGGTTCAATAATGCGCCAATCTATTTCAACCACTTGCAGCATAGCTCCTGCCTCACTGCTCCTGACAAGGATATTTTACGCTAATCTTCTGATTTCACAACATATTGTGGATTAGGTCCGTATATTGACTCACCATATAGATCATAATGGCGTAAATACTTGCGCATAGTGTCGTAATGAACACCAAACGCTTGTGACAATGACCAGATATCCACACCCTTATCGTAAAGGGTCTTGGCTTCCAGAAGGTCTTCTTTAGGAATCTTCAAGTATTGCTCTCCCTAATAATTCTGGTATTGGTGGAACAACTGCGTTACCTAAGCATTTAAGTCTGTGTGTCCTAGCGGGAACGCCATCAGCCACTCTACCCACGTTGGGTTCAGTTGCCCAGTAACCTTCTCGATACCTTTCCCATCTATCACCGCGTTCGGCAGCGCGTCTAATGCTCTCGACTTCCCATCCTGCCTGATAAGCGATTCCGTCCTGTAACCGCCTTTGTAGTCGCGACTCGTTGGGGTTGGAAACATCCTCTTCTCTGGATTGAATACGTGCGCTGTTAAATTGTTCTGATGATCCTCCCGCCAGCGCTTCGTTGCCTTGTTGCTGTCTTGTACTGTAGGCGTCGGCCATAATCGAAATGGCTTTTGCGATAGGCTGTCTTTCGCCGCCGCTCCCAGATTCCAACCATGGCTCCCGTCTATATGACTCGGTGCTACACTCTCGCCTCCCGTCATCGCCGTTGGGGTACGCCACAATCCAGACCCGATCTCTGTGGTGGTGCGCGCCAAGTTCGGAAGCTGGTATACAGTGCCACTCCGCATCATACCCGATCTGGGAAATGTCCCAGAGAACTCGCTTAAACCAATCTCCCCGTTCTCCATTAAGCAAGTTTGGGACGTTCTCAAAGATGGCGTATCTGGGCTGAAGCTCCCTAATAAGACGGGCGCACTCTGACCATAGTCCACTGCGCTCGCCTTCAATACCTGCCTGCTTTCCTGCAACGGAGATGTCTTGGCAGGGGAATCCGCCTGTGATGACATCGACTCTAATTCCGTCTGAAGCCAATCGCTCTGCTGTGATTGTTCTAACGTCGTCATAAATAGGAACCTCTGGCCAATTCTTTTTTAGCACCTTTTGCGCATACGGTTCTATTTCACAAAACGCGACAGTCTCAAACCCTGCGCGCTCTAAACCTATTGTGAAACCACCGATGCCAGCAAACAGGTCAAGAACCTTCATCTTCGCACTCGACATCTAGCTCTTTGTAGTCAGGCCATGCGCCAAAGCACACCATTTCGTTGTAGAACTCTTGCTCTCGCAACTCATCCTCATAGGAAGCATTGCCGCCTACCCCTAAAAGCAACAAGCCTAACAACAAAAGTATGATTAAAAACGAGTAAACGTCTGGCGGTATCTCTTTCATGGTCTATCCTCCCATAATGCTACTTCAAAATCTTGACGTTGCGACGCCATGCGCTTGCGTAGTTTCTTGAGAGCGGCCTCTTCGATCTGCCTTACTCTCTGACGAGAAATACCCATTACATCGCCTATTTGTTGATAGGTCATGTGGAAGTCTTCGTCTGTTGGTTTATTCATCACTCCCCCAAAAAAAAGGCCGCTTACGCGACCCCTTGATCAAAATTCAAAATAACGCTTAGTAAGCTCAGCCGGAGTTGCCTCAAGAAGCGCCTCAGCAATCATTGATTGAGAATCATACTCTAAACCGCTGTCAAGCAATACTCTGCACTCTTCAGCCATTTCAATGTCAAATCTAAATGCCAAACGCTTGCCGTTTTTGAGAATTAACACGACCGCGTCTCGCGCCCAAGTAATTGCGTCTGTTTCGGTGACTAAAAGATTTGCGGCGATGTTAGCGTTAATGTGGTTCATAATTTGTTGCTCCCTAGTTAGTGGCTGTGTCCCCAGCCGATGAATACAATATAACAAGAGTTGTTATAGAACAAAAGGGTTTGCGACAAATGTGACACTTTTTTTGGGGGGCAGGAAGCTAGGGCGTATATCACCCGAGGTAGGCTCGCTTATCTACCGAGCTGGGTAGTGTTTAGCCATCTCTAGCGCTCGCGCATTCTCTAGCTTACTTACAGCACAGAGATCGAGATACTCGGACTCAGAAAGCCCTTTCAGTCGCCCAACGAGAACACAGACCTTTTCTAAGTTCTCAATGTGCTTATAGCCATTGCGAGTGCAGAACATGGCACGCTTTACTTTCGTACACATAATCACCTCCAATACAGGCAAGGTAATTATACTACATTTTATGTTATGGCTACACTCCAGCCAGGCGCTCTTCTTGCTCCTTTATTCTTCTTTTGTACTCAGCAATTAGTTCCAGCAACTCAGTGTCAATAAATTTGCGAGGTTGATGCTTTGAGGCAACCAGCTCTTTCATGGCATCCAAGCCGTAGGTGTCAATCATAAAAACCGAGTAGCTATCGATGTTGCCGTTCTTGTGGTTGTTACAGCCTTTGCACTGGGGGTGGATATTTTCTTCCACTAAAAGTGTGGCGTTATGTCTTCGGCTAACAAAATGTCCGCCGTCCATATACTTATAAAGATCCACCTTGCCGCACGTAACACATTCGCACATACCGTTGTCGTCTGCGTACTTCATCCGCACAAGCTTTTGTAAGAGCGTTGCGGCCTCTTGTTTAAGTTTCGCAACTGTCTTGGGCTTTCGCGTCGCCAATGTTGAACTTCCTTTCTCGCAGAATAGCTTTCTCGAACTTGCCACACTTACAAAGCCAGCCGCGTAAATAGTTAGGCTCAGCTAATGTAAATAGAGGCTCCATGCGCTCGTGGCACTTAATGCACTGCTGCTTCGGTATACGTGATGTACTCATCTAGAGTTTCTGTGTCCCCTGCCAACGCTGTAAACCACAACTCACCGAACGCGTCTAAGTCCATGTCTATGGTGACAGGATCGATAAACGGCTCGGCATAAACGTCAGTATAGTCTGCGTTCTCTCTATTGCTTATAGCGCCACCTATGTTTTTTATAAGTAAAACGACCGATCCTCCTCTTGCCATTGGCACAACGATTAGAACGATCATAGGCGGCCTCACTTAGAAATCATTTTATATGAAATCGTATTATACGCCACCTGACCGTATTCTTTATGATAAGTGATCACATTAGCTTCCCTCCCGCTAAGCCAGCCGCCACGACTGCTATAGGAATCAGCACTAGCAAGCGTTCTGTGCTGCTCAACTATCATAAGGTTTGTCTCTTTCTTATCGACACTATGGTAATGGCCCATATGCGCGTAGGCGTGTTCTGTCCTGCCAAACACCTCTCGATACTTTGCCGCAAACACCGTGTCTACGTTTGCCACCTTGCGCTTATGCCCATGATGAAAGAACAGGGCCGTCTTGCCGAACTCATAGCAGTAGTAAGTATCGGCTGAGTTATCGATCTTTACCCTTGGCTCGTTCTCGTACAAGGCGACTAGTAGCTCGCGCATCCAGATAGCGCTGAAAGGATCGTGATTAGCGTCACACCACTTAATATGTACGTGCTGGTGCTTCTCTAACAGCATACGAATAATCTGCCTGGTTACCCGTATGGTAGCTCTGACTATCTTGAAATTTCTTGAATCACTATCGAGTAGGTGTTTTGAGGCTTGGGTTAGTGGCTCGTAGTCATAATGCGCGAAGTCACCGAGCTGTGCGTATACCGCTGTGTCAGCCTCCGGGCTTATCCTTATAGCTTCAGCAAACCAGTCGATTAAAGTGTCCTCGGCTATCTTTAAGTCCCAGTCACCGTTGCCGGTCTGCCCCGAGGCGTTCACCTCGTCTTTATCGGCGAGCATACCCATGTGGTAGTCAGTAATCACAAAACAGTTGAGCAGCTCCGCGCAGTTAGTCTCCGGGGCCGGCACTGGCTTTTCTGGCGGGATCTCTTGAGACATTGCCTCAACGACCTCGCGCATTATCTCTAACTGTCTTTGCTGGTCTGCTTGCGACTTGACCCATTGGCCAACAGGTTTACCGTCACTATTGTAGTAGGTAGACACCCCTTTGACGCCGAACCCGTCAGGTACAGTATGGTGCATATCATGAGCGGGCGAGTAGCCTTTCAGTGCGGCTTTTGTTCTGACGTTTTTGACAATGTCTCTGACTGTCCACCGAGAGCAGCCGACCTCTTTAGCTATATTGGTATAGCCCATGCCTAGCTCGTGCATTTCTATGACGCGGCGTTGTTTATCGGTACTACAGTAGTCAAGTAAGCTCATGATTCCCCCTAGAATCGTTAGCCCCTGCCAAACCTCACATCGATGTCTTTGGTTTCAGCCAAGTGCTTTGCAATGACTCGATACACGTCGTCCACATCGTGCATCTTTAGCTGCGTTACGGATTTTTTGTTAAATAAAGCAGTCTGCACAGGACGCCATATAATCTCTTTTACGAGCGCCCCCGTCGGTTCTATAGGTAAGGTCACCGCCTGTTGCATATCGTGTCCAGAAGCCGCGAGAGCGCGTGCTATGTCATCACAATAGGCGTGTATGGCTTTGTTCTGCTGACTCGTAAGTTTAGGCGATAAGATCTCGTACACCTTGCCAGAATTCTGATGTTCCATGATGTACTCGCAGAACTGCTGCGCCTGGTACTTGTTATTCACCACCCAGCGCTCGCTCATGCCTCTACCCTGTCACCGTTAAGGGTTACGTATTGACCATAGGTCTGCAAGCAATGTCGCCGGAATGACTCGGATTCCATGAAATCGTGGGTCAAACAATCCACCGATGTCCAAGAACGAAGGCCGATTTTATCACGAACTTGGTTATTTGGTATCTGGGCCGCAAAAGGGCTAATGCCTCGCTCCTCTTTGCTGGCCTTATTCAGCCATGCTGTGATGAATCTTTTTATACCTGCTCTTGTCTTACGCTTCTTGGGGTTGCTATCAGACCACGCCCCCATTGCCAGTAGCTCTCGGTAGACATCTAAGTCTGGATAGCTTTGCTGTAGGAAAATTGAATAGTCGTCATCGACCTCAAAAAATGTACCGTCACTCAGGATTATCATATTCCACCCTCACAAACTCTAATGTAGTTTCGTATGGCCTACCCATTTCTTGCATGGCCTCGCTATAAAGATCAGTCAGCTCATAAATCCAATCCTTTAAGACATCGGCTCTCCATAATGAGTCAATTTCATCCCACTCATGCGATAACTTTATGTCGCCTTCTCCATTGCCCCAGTCTGAGCGCAATCTTACGTTTTTATCTAATTTCATCCACACTTCCCTTTTAATGCCGGAGCAAGCTCCAGCAAATCAGTTAGTTAATAATGACGAGCTATGATTACTGTATCGAATCTTGACATCTATCCGCTTGATCTGCTCTCGACCAGCGGGGCGCATCATAGAGAGGGTCAACTCTGCTCCGAGGTTCTTAGGTTCCTCGGCCTAACGCCCAGTAATCTCTGACAAAGAAAGGAAGGCATGAGTAGTACAGGGGAGTCTAGGGGTGTCCTAGAGCGTCCTATTGTGTATACTACCCATGTCTTATTTCTTCGCCGAGTTAAGACTACCACAGATGACACCTACCAGGTCAAGTGGCTCCCTTTGGCCCCTCATCCGAGGGGCTTTTCTTTAGTAGATGATAAGTCGCAAAACGCTTACCGTTCTTTGTGGTGACCTCAGTGTGTATTTGATGACCCTGCATACGCAGGTCATTAATACGGGCGGCCAACCTAAAGCAGCCATACTCCTGCAGAGCATCGATTGCCGTAATAGGCTTGCTAGCCATGTGGTTTAAGATTTGAATTGATTGACTCATGTTTCCTCCCAATCTAAGAACTCTTCAAAAGTCATGCCAAAGTATTCCGCTATATCGACTATGCGACCTAGCTTCATATCAGGCGACTTCTTCCACCTGTAAATAGTCATCGACGTTACACCCATTTCTTTAGCCATTACGAAACCGTGTGGATCGCCGCATGATTTGAGCAGCTTCGCGAGCTGCTCGCCTACATTAAAAGGGTATGTCATCTGAAAACTCATCCGATGGCTTTGCGAGGGTTTGTTTAACTTGCTTCACACCGTCAGCGTGGACCTTCGCCGGGTCTGGCTCCCAAGTGTCTAGCTTGGCATAGAGCTTATCGCTTGCCTTTGCCTTTAGCACCTCGACGTTTACCCATTCGCCCGGTTGAGAGTTTAAAAATGGCACCATCTCCGACTTCTTCATTGATACCTTGCAGATAACGTAGTCAGGTGCGTCTGCGTTTCTCTTGCAGATCATTTCATTTACAAAAGTTATGTTGCTGTTCATGCTGTTTCTCCTAAAATTAACTTTCTAGCTTGGTTGAACTCGTCAGATTTCAGATCACTACGCTCAGCAGTCGTGAAGATGCCGCCCTTGCTAGGTGCAACCCACAGTGCCTTCTTGTCGTCATTAGTGATCTCACCCCATGCCTCCGCTACGGATTCCCATGCGCGAAGAGCAAGGTGTTCTTTGATGAAGTACACAGACGCATAATTACGCTGTAGTGCTTCGTTGTGAGCCATGATAGGCCCAGTGTCTTGCTGTTGCTGGATAGCGTTAGCTACCTCATCGGCAGACGCGTACTCTGTGCCACCAAACCCTAGCGCGCTTAGACATCGACCGATCGCAGAGGTCTCTGCATTCTCAAGTGCTGAGGTGGCGTTTATCTTACTCGCAGACCGCACCTCTTCTGAGTAACCAGTAGCCAATAGCCGGCCCTCGTTATCTAAGATACTGGCCTTCATGATCACCAGCACATCGTTAGCCTCCACAAGCTCAGTTGAAATCGTGTAATCAGGATGCTTCGCCCGAAACTCTGTGACCCTTAGTGCTACAGTCTTGTACTCTTTGCCGTGAATCTTTACTACTCCATCCATAACTAGGCTCCTTTTGCCATTTCTTCGTAGGTCACGTCCTCGTAACCCTGTTCTGGAGCCGCAGATGCCGCGTACTCCTGTCGAGCCAGATCAGAGCCATGCGCATACCCTTGCGAGTACGCATCACTCATTCGTGGCTTGATATCCATGTATCGCCCAAAGTAACCAGCCTCGAAGCCGTGGCGAAACTCCCTTGCAAGTAGCTGGTGTGTTTTCTTCCAGCTTTCTTCCAGCACCTCGTTATAGTCAAGCATTACAGGTCACCTCCGTAAGCGCGCGAGTTAATGATGATGTCGAAGGCATAACCTAAGTTTTCCTCGATGGTAGGGCGAGCGTAATCCCAAAGCGTGTCCCGTAAGCCGTCAATAAACGGGTCAGCAGGGCGCTCAGGAGCAAACAGGTTTACGATGAATTCTGCTGGGTTGTTAGCACGCAGTAGAGCCTCAGACAGGATCTCGCCATACTGCTCTTCGACCTCAAGAATAAGGTAGCCGCGATCTTCCATGCTGAACTCGTCTATACGGCCAAGATCACCACCTACCTGGTCGTAAAGATCTACAGCGTCATACATGACATCTATTTTTCTAGACATAAGTTATCTCCCTTGTGTGCGACATTGCACAAGAGAAAAGATAACAGCTTATGTTATATATAACAACCCTTGTTATTATTTATATGGGTTTCAGCTACTGTAAGTCCACAATACTGGTGTGGTTGTTCTATCGTCGACGTGTATAAAGCTCTTGGCAATACCTATTCCTCCAAAGCCCATCTTGAGGGCTTCGTGGACAATGTTCATACGCTCTACACCGTTGCTTACTGCTATGTCGGCAGCGATGCCCTGGCAGTGTGTTCCAGTACCGGGGGCGGCCTTAACGACCTCATTAGGGTGAGAGGCATCGCGATAACCTGACGTTATCTTAAAGGGGAATCCGCACTTTTCTCGCAACTCATCTAGGCGATGCAAAAACGCCTCATCCATCTCGTTGGCGTTAGTGTGTGTGCAGTTAAATTCTTCGAGTCTGAAGTGCTTAAACATTACTTTTTCCGTAGGTTCATTAGCTTATCAGCGGAGCGCAAACCAAAACTGGCAGAAATAGCCAGAAACAGCAAGTAAGTATACCAGTCGTCAAGTTCGCCAAGAACTTCAAATCCCATGCGGACACGTTCAATCACCTCAGAGTTGTCTGTAATTACGCCGAAACTGATAGCCATCAGCGGCAGCGCAAGTATAATCGTCCAGAACTCGTCTTTCCATGAACTTTGTGTGGCATCGGCCATCTTGTTTTCCCAAGAGGCGTCGCTTTGAATGACTTGTAGTTTTCTTTCATGTGTGGCTTGCTTTTCTTCAGCCTTGCGCTTGAAGTGGTCGCCAATAAGCCCAGTAAGTGGTCCTATGAGAGCTTGTAGCATTAGTCCATGATTCCTAAAGCAGTAATGAGAAGGCCGATAACTGTAAGGGCAAACGTGCCGCCATACATTAGTAGATTTTCGATACGCTTAAATCCAGACTCAGCTTTGTTCTCTAGCTTATCAAAACGATCATGGTGATCGTCGAGCGTCTTCTGGATGTTTGTGTATCTGACAAGGCACTCTTTTTCGTGTGCCTCTAGTTTAATCAATGCCTCTTGACCAACGTCCATAGCCTCACCTACTAAATGGTAACGAGTCGAGAGCCGTCCAAAGGTTCTCGATCTCTTTGTCCACGCGCTTGAGAACGCGCTCCGTCTTCTCTAATGACTGCACCCGGTTATTTACCGTCAGCACAGCCTCCGAATTAGACTTCTCTACAGCCGCAATACGATCGCGCAAATCTAACAGATCTTGCTGTGCTTTCATTATAGCCTCTAAATTAGTTCCAAGCTCGGCCAATTTGCCTTGCAACTCCGATATGTTGTTATCATCTAGCTGCTGTTCCATGTTGGAGATAGCCACTTGATAGCCCTGTAAGCGCTCAGATTGCGCCTCACGCAAATCATCGAACCGACCTTGTACAACTGCCGTCTCAGCAGTAGCGCCTGTCACAGATCTTTCTAGGGCTTCTAATCGTGCAAAGAACTCAGCGCTTGCATAGATTCCGCCACCGATAGTTGATGCAAATGTAAATACTATGGCAATCCAAACGCCCTTAATCTGCGTCCCGCCGACATTTACCTCTATATCTTCAAGGGCCATAGACACCTAACTCCGTTAAACAAGCCTCTCGGTCTTGCGCAAACCAGCAACCACCTTCAGGTGATGTGTAATAAAAGTCCGATTGCGCGCCTACGGACATGATCTCAGCGTCTTGCATAAAGTAAGAATTCACGTCGAGCATTACGCTCATGTTGTACGATACAAAGTCTACGCTGACTGTGCCGGCCACGTTGTCAAAGAATGCGTCTCCGGCCTCGCTGTAGCTTGCCGTGTATTGTGCTGCGGCGTCGTTAGCCTCTGCTATTAAGTTTGCGTCGTTAGCCACTGCGAAAAAGCTAGCAGCCTGCTGAGCGACGGCTACTACGTCATCCATTGATTGGTTATACGTCTCGACCTCTTCATCAGTTAAGACGACGGCTTTTTGGTTGTCATTGATGTAATTCTGAACTTCGAGTGCGCCAGAGTCGTCTGGGCTATCTTGATTTTGTTCTGCAAGATCGGAGAGGGTTGCAACCTCGATTAAAGCTGTAGCCGCATCGACATAGTTATCTATTGCTTGCCCAAGCTGGTCCATCTGAGCCTCAGCTTGTTGATCGAAAAACTCCTGCGCGCCCATATTAGTGAACGAGCCGTCCTGCATTGCCTTTATAGCTGAGTTATAAGCGAGCTGTTTTTGCGAGGTGATATAGGCGTCTTTATTAGCGAGGATATTGTTGCCAGGTATGCCGCCGGTAGAGGCTGACTCCATCATGCCGCCGACTGCAATAATACCGTTAGAGAAGGTTCGACGTAGCGCTTTGCTTGAATCGACGAGCTGGTCTAGCTCACTCGATTTCGCTTGCACGGAAGCGATCAGACAAACTGCCAGTATCCATCTCTTCGACATCAACTTCTTCCCCTACACCCAGAATGGCATCGTAATACGCCTTGTTTTCTGCATACATCGGGATATGTAGCTCTGGATTTTCTTTCAGCTTCAAATAACTCCGACGCCCCACTACAATTTTACCACGTTCTACTAGTGGACATGGACTACCAGATACCATCATGGCCTTATAAACATCTGGGTCTTGGCACATCAAACTTACCGCACTAATCTTTAAACCTAGCTGGCTTAAAACCAAGGCGTTTGCCCTGCGGTTACAAAACGGATCTTGCTGATATGTGCCACGAGACACGCCGAAACTAAAGCCTTGCACGCCGTTAGATGTGCTTTTTAAGCATGACTGAACACCGGAGCTTATAAGCGTTGGAGCCACGGCTGTGCTGGTCGGCATCGATTTAGGTGCGTTGCCGTTGTACGTTGTGGTGGAGTTGTTGTTGTTAGAGTTCTGCTGAGAGAGATCGCCCTCCAAATTATTGCCAGGAGGGTCAATTCGGTTATCTGGTATCTCAGGGCTGTCGCGTACTTCTTGTGCGCCTATCGGCAATGCTAATAGCAAAAGCAATAGGCAGGCACGCATTAAACCTTTCCTTCAACAATCCGCAGCTTCTTAAAATCAGGGTCATTCAGCTTACGCATGATTAGCTTGCGCCGGCCCTCGTAGTCGTCCCACGACACGTTCTCTTCTTTCATCCATTGCGCTAACAAGTGCATGGGAATCGATCCGACACACCACGACTCTGGCAGCTTTCCAGCACCCATAGAGCGTAGCATCTGTGTGCGCTCGAGATACGGCGTGTTGTCGTATTGTTTTTCGACAGTAAACGTGCCGTCATTGTTGTTGTGAAATGTCTCTTTAGTCTTCACTTATCTGCACCTTCTTTTTCCGTGGCGCTCGCTTTGGCTTTGGCGGCTCTGGCACAAGCTCTAAATTTGTTCCATGTGGAACAGCTTGCTCCGCAGTTAGATCAACCATATCGCCTCGAACGTAGCGCTTGCCATCAATAAACCACGTCCCGGTTACTACTTTATACATAGTGCGTCCTTAAAAAAAAGGGGGCCGAAGCCCCCAGCCACTCAATTAAGAAGTAGTGTTGTCGGCAATAATACCTGAAGCCTTCTCGTTCTTACAAATAAGAGTAAGCTCAGTTGTTACCTGACGTGTAGTGGAGTCACCAGTCTTCGCAAGAGCGATGTTCTTGGTTGGACGCAATACACCAACAGCCCACATATCAGACTGCATGATGAATACGTCACGCGAACGGTTCTCACGCGAAGGAACGAACTCTACTGTACCCCAAGGAGTAACGTAGACATCCATGTGCTTGATGACGCGCTCGTCTTCTGCCTTAACGGTAGAACGCTGGTTGTTATTACCAGCAAAGCCGAGGGCTACGTTCATCTGGAAAGCTGACAAGTAACAAACGTCAGGGTTTCCGCCCTGCTCCCAGATAGACTGCATGACATCGTCAAACTTAGCCTGTGAGAAAGCAGTTGGAGTTCCGTCATCTGTACGTGCGTCAGTTCCGTCACCAGTTGGGTTTGCACCAGAGTTACCTGATTGGAAGTTCACGTTAGTGATCATCCACGCAGGCGCACCAGCAAGCTCACGGGCGGTAGTGCTGTTACCAGCAGCGCGCGCGTTGTTATCGAAAAGAGCCTTCTCGATGTCGAGCTTCTGCTCTTTTGCAGTCTTGAGCATTTGGTACGCTACTTCTGCTGCACGACCTGCCTTCTTCAGACCTTCGTCTGTGTCAGGAATGTTTACTGCGTTCTTGAAGATCTGCGTGTAGTTGCCGAGACGTGAAGTCGCGGTACGCGCAGTTGCAGTAGTTGCGTCGCCTTCAATGTGAGCGTTAGCTGCTGAAGAACGCAAACTGTCCGTTTGCCATTCATGCAGGGTATTGCTCGCTTTGAGCTTTGCACAAGCAGTGTAAAAAGGAGTTTCCTCCGGTGATACGTCATAGATGACGTCTTCTAGATCCTCACGTATTCCTACAGCGTCGTAAGAATCGAACGAGTTGGTGGACTGAGCCATGATAATTACCTCTCATTAAGAATTAAGCTCATTGCATCGTTGATGCTTCCTGAGCGTTTAAGTTTAGATCGAGCCTGCCTGCTCTGATTGCGATTAGACGACGTCTTTTTCGATCCAGCTTTCACAACATTTGAGGGTTTAGGCTTAGCCTTTTCGACGGCCTTCTGTTTCCCTTTCATGATCTCTTGATACTTGATGGCGTCGTTCAATACACGTATTGCCCGGTGATCCATCACAGCTCCGATCTCTTCTGGCTGATAGCCATAGACTTCTGTACCTATGCGTAGCATAGAGTCTCTTGTCTTAGTTGCTTTCTCTGGGTCGGAGAACTCAGGCATAACCTGGCGTAACGTCTCCATTTCGCGTTCTAGGTAGGCTTGTTGCGCTTGCTGTTGAGCTTGTTGCTGGTAAGCAAGCGTTTGCTGCATTTGAGTCATATCTTGTTGATATTTCTCTCTTGCAAGCTCATATCGATCCCTATCTTGCCTGTATCCAATTGGATCAGAGTCGATTAGGGATTCATCTGGCGGAGTCGGCGCTTGGGCAAATCCGGGCTGTTGCATCTGTTGATACAACGAGAGTACCGCTTCGCCCGCCGATGCCAGTGTCGCATTAGCGGTTTCAGCTTTCTTGCGCAGGTCAGCGACTTCCTGCATACCCTTCTGAATGTACTGTTGACCACTGTAACCACGCTGTAGCTCATCGAGCGTGACCTCTGTCTCCGTGCCGTCTATCTTGACGGTGTAAGTTTGAGGCTGCTCTTCTTCGGCTACTTCGTATTCATCTTCATCAACGTCAGGTTCGGGTTGCTCCTCTGCCTCGTATTCTGAGTCCTCTTCGGGTTCCTCAATTTCTGCGACTTCGGGCGCTTCTTCCTGCTCTTGCTCCTCGTTTTGTACGAGAAGGTCTACTGCTGATTCGATGGAACCATCGAACTTTACTTCATCAGTCGTTTCCACGGTACTGATCTCCTTTGTTGTTTATCGAAGATAGCCTCATCCGTTAGGATGACTGCCATGCGATCTTCAATCTTCGCTAATGCCCTTACAATTTGATGGGCGTCCTCCCGGTCTTCCGAAGAAGAGTGCGGGTTTAGAAAGACATTGGCCGTGTCTTCTCTAATTTCGTTTAACAGCATATTGAACGATTCATCGCTCTTGAGGCGCTTAACGTGCGCCGCACGATCTTTGATGTTCAAGTTACATACCCATAGGAGTTCTAGGTGCGTTCTGTAGCTGTTTAATGCGTTCTACATCTACGGCTGTGCCGTACTTTCCAATAATCTCTGCCGCGCTAATCAATAAATCTTGATCCAACTCATCGCGTTTCAAGTCGTCATCAGCCATTGCCTTCTGAGCATCCAGCATCATCTTCTGCTGGTCGAGCTGAGACTTAGCCATAATCTTCATTTGGTCTGACTGCATCTTGACCTGCGCCTTCATTTGCTCAGCTTGCATATATGCGGCGTTAGGGTCGCTGCCTTGCTGCTGTCCCTGCTGCTGCTGTTGCATCATCATCTGCTGCTCCATAGCTGGGTCGATAGGCATGAAGTAGCGTTCTGAGTTGCGGACACCATTGACCGCCAATATGTCCGACAGTGTATTGCGGATGTTAGACAATGAGACCATGCCGTTACCCGGTCCATACGACTGGAATATCTGAATCTGCATCTGTAACGCCTGGTTCAACACAGCAACCTTTTGGTCTTCTCTTCCTGTGCCTAGACCGACATTAATAGACACGTCCATGCCTACATTCCACGACCGTGGATCGACCGGCACGTAGCTTTGGCCTTGCAAGCGCATCATCTGCTCTTCATCGACATTCTCGACCATGGACTTGAGCATGAGCTTGAACATCTGGCGCATACCGCCTTCCGCTAGGTTGCGAGCCATAACCTCTATCTGAGCCGCTTGAGCTTGCATAGTGGCCGCGACAGCGGTAGCGGTTGTGCTTTGCAGGGCATCAGGTGACAAGCCAGTAGACGCCTTTGTTACGCCGGTCTTATCTTCTACTTGTTGATCGAAATACTGTAAGGCAGAAAGGGTCTGGCCTGCGACAAATGGGACAGCTTGTGGCTGAATAGCACCCGCCTGCTTGACCCGGATGATGCCGCCGATCTCGTTGTTTAGTAGGTCGTCTACATTGACCGCACCATCAATGATTTCAACGCGAGGGTTGTTAGTCAGTGCGACGTTATCTAGCACCCCACGAAGCATTGCTGTCGCAGCATCTTGATCGTTCAAGATAAGGTCAGCGATTGACCGCCCGTAAAATGTATGTGGCTCGGGGTCTACCTCGAACACTGCAAACGGAATGTGTCCGCATGGCTCGTAATCCAATAGCTTATATTGGTTACCGCCGAGTGTTACCTTGTGTAACTGTGCTACCCCAGTGCCATTTACGTCGATCTTCATGTAGGCTTCTGTGACCGCTACAAGGCGCATTGAGGGGTCTTGTACGTCCTCGTCAGAGTAATCTTCTTCATACCCTCGACGTTGGTACTCCTCTACCTCAGAGAACGTATCAGAGTGCTGTAAGCCGCTTAGATCGTAGACCTCTTCGTAGTCATAACCCATAGCCACCAAATCACTAACGCGCATTTCTGTGCGATGAGCAACACAATAATAGTCATCGATCGAGCGTGAGTTACGATCAATAAAAAACTCTTCTGGAGGCAGGCTTTCAATACACATCTTGCCGCGCTCAACTGTTCGGGCAATCTTGAGGTCATGAAGAGGCGATTCAATTTCCATGCCCATCTCGTCCATTTCCATGACCATCTTGGTTGTATGCTCCAAGACTTCCACGTCATCTTCATTGACGAGTACAGAAAACTCCATGTCATTAAGGTCTTGGAACTTAAATACCTCTTGGTCTTGGTACATATCCCAATAAACCTTGACCACTCCGACCTTCTTAACAAGCGCGTCGTGAATTGCATCGTTAAGCACCCTATAGCCGTTTAGCTCATTGAACTGATAGTGCATATACTTTGTGGCTTGCTCTGCCATCGCAACGTCTTCCTGGTTGCGGGGAACAAATTCCACAGGCTTGTCAGTCGATAGAAACACACGCATGAGAGAAGGCTTAATAGCCCGTACGGTATCACGTACCTTTGTAGACACGACCTTAGATCGACCCTCTTCTTCGCCGATGTCAGTCTCGCCATCAAAGTAACGCTGCGCCTTGATTCGATCTTCAGCAATTTCCGATTCACAGAAATCGACAGCATCTTGCACAGCCTCGCGTGCAATACCCTCAATGTCCTGATCTGTCATTGGTTTTAAAGTCATAATTATAAGCCTTGCGCTCTTCCTGCTTGGAATAGAATGCTGCGTGTAAGAGGATCAGTAATCATATTTAACAGGCCCAGAGGAATTTGCTGTCCTGCCGATCTTGCGCCGCCTGCAATATCTTGTCCGATTCCAGCGACTTGCCCAGCCCGATAAGCCGTTTCACCAACTAACCTTGGAGAAGATCCAGCCGCCATTGTTGCTGCGACCGGTATGTTCCCAGATGCCGCTTGTTGTAATGTTAATGGCCCCACGCCAAACCTCGCGGCTCCACGGGGCGCGTAAGGTTGCAACGCTTGACCTGCAAGTCCCGCCCTAAATGGAACCCCGCCAGACATTTCGAGCTGTTCTGCTAAACGAGTGCGTTGCCCATAATTTGTTTGAACATTGTCGCGCATCACAGACTGCAGTTTGCGTAGTTGCGTATCAACAGTGGCTTTCGGATTGAGGCTCAAGGTTCTTTCGATTTCTGTAATTAATTCTGCGGCCTGACTATAATCTTTCATGGCATCAGAATATATGGGGGCTTGCGCGCTAATCTCTGACCGTATTTGATCATAGATGCTTTGCACCGCTGCGCGCGCGTTGCGCTGCTCCATTGGAATGTTATCGATAATTGCGCCAACAGACCTTTTTAGCGCATCAATGCCCTCTGCTGTGTGGTAGATTGCTGGGTCTAGTTTTGCCCATTGCATCACTTTATCTTGCACAGCCGCTATAGCTCTTGCGGCATTTGCATCTGTAATTTCACGCCCAAAAGTAGCACGCTCCATTGCCGCTTCAGCTATATCATAAATAGGACGCATACGGATTGGTTCTTGCGCTTTGCCGACTTCCTGCATTTGTGATCGGTAGCGTTGCATCATGCTTCGACGCATTTGCGTTAGACCTTGCTTTGCGGCATCAATGACCACAAGAGGGTCGCCTTGACCTCTCATTTGCGTTGTGAGCATTTCACCTCGCTCACCGCCTTCACGACCTGCCTCAAACGCCTCTCGTATCGGCGCATCGCCAACGCCTGTCGTAACGCCTAACGCCCCTGCTGTAATAGGCACAGCCTTACTTGCAACCTTTGCTGCGCCTTTAACTGCCAATGCAGTCGGCTCAGTTACTGCGGCAGCCCTCGATAGCGACGCCCCTACTCGGCCTGGTACTGTCGCGCCGCCAACACCAAATAGCGTAGATACATCGCCTAAAAAACCAGCGGGGTCACTAGCAAAAGTGCGTTTCGCTTTTTCTACACTTCCGTAGCGATCAACGTACATTTGACCGACTTGGCGCGCCAACTCCCTGCTCTCTGGGTCTTCACCTATCGCTTGTACCACACCTTCAGGCAATGCTTCCTGTAGAGCGCCTGCGCCTAAATCTAAAACAGTTTTTGCCGTTTCTATTGGGCTGAGTGCAGCACCAACAACATCAGCGCCAAGCTGATACAGTGACCCCGGCAGATTCATAATTGCACTACCAGCCACCTGTCCCGCAGTCATTGTAGCTGGCTCTTCAGCTACTGCTACAGGCTGCTCCGTTTGATCGTCTGTGAGCAAGTCAGAACTATATTTTTTAATCAACTCTTCTTCTGTCATTGCTTTTGCCCTCTGTTAAATTCATCTGCCATCGCAATTGCTGTTTGAACGTCTTTTGCGACCACAGAGCGCCCAGAAGGGAACACTACCGTATTTCCAACCACACTCGCTGAGATGCCCAATCTATCTGCCCCAGCTCCCGAAGCTACACGTAACGCATTGATAACCGTTTCTCGGTTCCGTCGTTTTTGCGCTATTACCGCAGGAGAGTCACCAGGCACTGGGAAATATTGCTTCTCAGCGCTATCAAACTCGCTGGGTTGAATTGCAGCTCCAGATTCTCGTCTTAGATTTGCGTTGATAAAATCTCGTTTTGCTTGCTCGTATCTTTTGTACTCATCAGCCATTGCATAGCGCGCTAACCCTGTGGGGTCTTTTTCAAGCATTGCATTGCTAAAGCTAGTGCCTTGTTCTTCTAACAAGCCTTGATCTGTAGGTTGCAGTAAGAGTCTGTGCGACTCTAAAACGCGGCTGTAAAATCCAGTGGCATTTGACTCTCCTTGGCTTAGGGGCTTACTTGCCGGGTCAGATGCGGGATATCGAATTCGCATAAATTCTTCAAAACTACCTTTAAATCCCTCATTGTCTTTTGCGAATCTATATTCTTTGATTAACGAAGTGTCTGATGGAGTGTCCGGCGCACCTTCAATTCCCGTAACCTCTCCAGTAACAGAATTTACTTTATACAAGCGGCCCTCTGGCAAATCTGAGCCAAACATTTTATTGACTTCTTTGCCCGGCTTAATATCAAAGTTTTGTATTCCCGACGCAAGCTGTGCAATTTCTTGAGGAGTTTTATTAGGATAAGCCGCCTGTAAGGTAGCTATTTTTTGTTCCAGAGTTGTAGGTTGGCGCGTTTTTATTTCGTAATGCTGCTTGAGAGCGAAAGCAGCAAGATCAGGCTGTTGATGGATAAGGTCGGCAAGATTTTCACTGCCTTCCGCCCGGAGAAACGCTGCTGTTCTGTTTGCTTGACTAGCTTGTTGCCTTCTTTCTTGAATGCCTTCAGCCCTGCCTTGTAATGATCGTGCTAAGCCTTGATCTGGTTGGAGGCGCATACTGTTGAGGGCCATCGCTATGCGAGCGCGTGACTCAGGGTCTTGTAGTCGATCAAGCCCAGCTCTTCCTAATCGGCTTAGCAAGCCTGGCGCTTCGGGCTTAGCAGTACCAGAACCACCGCTTACCGACTGTAAAGGCTGAGCCGCTTGCTGACGGCCAGCTTGAAAGTTTTGCATTTGCTGTTGCGCTTGTGGCGTCATAGCTATTGCAGCATTAGGAGCGCGACGCTGTTGCATCAGCTCCATCATCTGCATCATTCTGCGCTCTTCATCTTCTTCGCTGGAGCTTGCTCTAGGTGGAACAGCCTGACCTGTCATCATTCCTGCCATAATTTTATTCCTTTGAACCTCAACCAAGCCCTAAAAATGCTTTCATTTTTGCCAGTTTATCTGCGTCACCTTGTGGCGTCATGCCCATTATGCCTTGACCTGGCGCTGACATTTCTGGGTGCATTGGTTGTTGCAATAAGCCTCCCCCCATACCGGCCAACCTTGGTGATGCGACATCAAATTGCTGCATCATTGCAGCCGCGCTACCTACGTTATTAGCAGCCTGCCGAATCGCATTTCGCTTCTCTTCTTCCTTAATTAAGAAATCTAGAAGCCCTTGGTATGTTTGCTGTTGCGGATCTTGATCGGTGGCTACCATTTTACAAGCTCATCCCTAATGTTAAGTAATCAAACAGGCCTGGCTGTCGTGATGTCGTGCTTGATTGTGGTACAGGTGTGGCACCCAGAGCCTGAGCGTAGTAACCTAATGCCTGAGCTGGGTAGTTACGGAAGCCTTCAAACTGCTGCTGAGCCTGATTCATGATCTGCTGCTGTAGCTGTTGCTGTAGCGCTCCCTGCTGGCCCATCTGACCTTGTATGGTCTGACCCATGCCAAAGCCAAGGTTGGCTAGTGAACCGAGTTGTGAGGCCGCTCCGAGGCGTTGCTGTGAGCCTGCAAGACGTGCCGACTGATTAGCGAGCTGTGCCTGCATACCCTGACCCAGACCGAACTCTTGCGCCCTAGCTTGAGCCGCTTGGTTAGCCAATTGAGCCTGTATGCTCTGCCCTGCACCCAGCTCACCAAATCGTTGACGTGCGGCTTGGTTGGCCAATTGCGCTTGGATATCCTGTCCAGCCCCGAACTCTCCGAACCTTTGACGTGCCGCTTGATTGGCAAGTTGTGCTTGGATGCTTTGACCTGCTCCGAATTCTGAAGCTCTTGCTTGCGCGGCTTGGTTAGCCAGTTGTGTCTGTACATCTTGCTGTGCGCCAAACTCACCAAATCGCTGTCTTGCTGCTTGATTGGCTAACTGCGCTTGCAGTCCCTGGCCTAAGCCAAACTCCTGTGCGCGTGCGCCCATCTGAGCTTGCTGGCCCGCTGCTTGTAGCGCCTGACCGAAGCCTTGCTGTCTCAAAGAAGCCGCTGTGCTAGCGCCCTGCTCTAAAGCTGACTTTGCTAGCTCCGCCTCTTGAATGGCTTGTCGTGACCCACCAAACGCCTTTGCCGCGCCAAACTGAGACGCAAGCTGGTTGGCTGTCATTTGACGCTGCCGCTCAATGTCGCTTAACGCGCCAGATACAACCTGTTGCTCAAAAGGGTTTACAAACTGACCAATGTTCTGCGCAATGCTTGGCGCTGAGTAACCCATCCCGGTAACGTCACCCGCGTACCCCATAGTCGGCGCGCTGACATCTCTAGCTGTATAGCCCATACCAGTTACATCGCCTGCATAACCCACTCTAGGTGCGCTTATGTTGCCTGCGTATGGACCAACATCTGGCCTGACATTTTGCGCTGCGTAACCCATGCCTTGTATTGCAGATGGTTGAAACGATAGTTCGCCGGTAGTCGTATCCATTGCTCTACCGATACCAGTTGCGGCCTGTTGATAGATGCTTGGCTGTGCTGGTGCAACAGGAGCTTGTACAGCAGGTGAGCCAACTACAGGGCCATCAACCTGATCGAACCTTGGTGGTAAAGCCATGCTTGGAGGCGCTTGAACACCACCGCCTTTGCCGCCTGATGCTGGGCTAGGTTGAGGAGCGCCCATATTCTTAATATTACCTGCTGGGCCTGGCGGAAGCATCATGCCGGGTTGCGGCTT